AATTCCAGAAGTGTGTCCTGTTTGCGGCAAAAATACTTCTATTAAAATGGAAAATAATAGTAAAATGCTTGTGTGTACAAATCCTGCTTGTGAGGGAAAATTGATTAATATTATCGACCATTATGCTGGTAAAAAGGGTATGGATATTAAAGGATTATCTAAAATGACTCTTGAAAAATTAATTGATTGGAATTGGATTGGAGAACCTTCTTGTTTATATGATTTAAAAACTTTTAGAAATGAATGGATTAAGAAGCCAGGTTTTGGTCCTAAATCTGTTGATAATATTTTACACGCCATTGAATCTAGTAAAAAATGTGATTTAAATAAATTTATCTCTGCTCTTGGTATTCCTTTAATTGGTGAAACTGGAGCAAAGGCTTTGGCGGATAAATTTAAAACTTGGGAAGAATTTATTAAAGCAGTAGAAAATAATTATAAATTTTATAATTTACCAAATTTTGGAATTGAAATGCATAATGCTATTTTAAATTTTGATTATAGAGAAGCTAAATTTATCGCTGAAACTTATCTAAAATTCAAGAGCAATGATAATAATTTGGTATCAAATTCAGAGCAAATTTTGAAAGGACAAACAATTGTTATCACAGGAAAATTATCTCATTTTAAAAATAGAGAAGAATTTAAAAAATATATTGAAAGTTTTGGCGGAAAAGTTGTTGATAGCATATCTAAGAATACTAATTATTTAATTAATAATGATATTAAATCTACTAGTAGCAAAAATAATATGGCTAAAAAATTAAACATTCCAATTTTAACTGAAAAAGATTTTTTAAAAAAATTTGATTTTTAAAAAAATTTATGATATAATAATAATGTAATAAGAAAGAGAAATTATTATGACAAAAAAATAGCTTGAAAGAATAGCAAGAGAGATCATTTTAAATGAAAAAATTATCTCTTCTTCGCAAGATGAAGAAGAGATAAAAAAAGCTAAAAGTCGAATTTGTTTTATTAGCTCTTAGATAAAATCTTTTCAAGATTTATTTATCTTAGATGAAATTATTTCAAATAAATTAAAATAAATTTGATTTTTAAAAAAATTTATGATATAATAATTATATCAATAAAAATTAAGATTAAAAGGAGATTTAAAATTATGATGAGCGAAAACAGCCGTAAGGTATTTGAATATTTAAAGAAGGTTAATGGTACTAATGTAACAGCAGCAGATGTAGCAGCAGCTTTAGGATTAGAAAAGAGACAGGTAGATGGAAGTTTTACATCTGCTATTCAGAAGAAGGGCTATGGAGTTCGTATTCCAGCAGAAATGGAAATGGAAGATGGTTCTCATAAGGCAATCAAGCTTTTACAGCTTACTGAAGCTGGTATGGCATTTGATTTAGACGCTACAGAAGAAGAAGCGTAATTATATACTAAGGAGAAAGGGAGAAAAATTTTTTAACTATTATATAATAAAAAATTTTTCTCCTTATTTTTATTATGTGGATAGTTTTATTAGTAATTGCTTGTATTATAAGTGCGGGAATAACATATTTAGTTATGTAGCCTAAAACTCTAGTTACTGAAATTTTAAACGAAAATATAAAACGATAGAATGAAGAACTGGAAGAAAAGCATTCAATATTACAGCAAAAAATTAAAGATGAAAATGAAGAAATTTTAAAATTAGATGCTAATATAAACTCTTATCAAGCAGCTTTGGATAGTGCTGAAAGAAATTTTGAAAAATCTTTGCAGGAAGTTAGAGTTAAATATTTAAAAGCTGAATAGGCTTATAAAGAAGAGTATGAAAATACTATTTTAGATTTATCTTCTAATTTACAAGTAGAAATGATAAAATCAAATGAAGCATTATCTAAAATTCAAAATTCTATTAATGATTATAAAGAAATTCAAAAAGCAGTTATTTCCGCAAACAAGAGAGCAGAAGAAATAAAAGCTCATGAAGAATTCTTTAAAATCAATCTCACAGAAAAAGATTTACAAGAAATTGAAGCTCTTCGCTCTATTGGAAAAACATTAAGAAATCCAGAGCCTTTAAATAAAGTAATTTGGAAATGCTATTATGAAAAACCTACTTCTGATTTGATAGGTCGTGTAGTAGGTTCTAATAATAAAATTGGTATTTATAAAATTACTAATTTACAAAATGGTAAATGTTATATAGGACAATCGGTCAATATAGCAGAACGTTTTAAACAGCATATTAAAAGAGGTTTAGGGGCAGAAGAACCAACCCGCAATAAACTTTATCCAGAGATGTTGTCTATTGGAGTTGAAAATTTTTCTTTTGAAGTTATTGAAGAATGTGATAAAAAATTGCTTAATGAAAGAGAAGATTATTATCAAGATTATTTTGGAGCAAAAGAATTTGGTTATAGTATAAAATAATAAGGAGTTAAAGTATGATTAGAATTATTGATGGTTGTTCAACTGGAAAAACAAAGAAGTTAATTTTATTAGCTGAAAAGCATAATTATCCTATTGTATGTTCAAATCCATTAGCTATGAAATATAAGGCAAGTGCTTATGGTGTTAGAGGGATTGATTTTATTGATTATAAAACTTTTATTCATCAAACAGACACTTTAAACGAACCTTTTCTTGTAGATGAATTAGAAGATTTCGTTATTTATTGGGTTGAAAACATGACAGATTGCGGATGTGGAAAAATTAATTATACACATCAAATGTTAGAAGAAGATTTAGAAGCATTATTAGATAATAAATATGATTTCTTGGCTGGTTATACTTTAACGAGGGATGATAATGAAATTTGAAAATATTAAAGTTTATAATTTTGAAAATGCTTTTAGAGGAATGAGAAATCCAAAAGAGAGCTGGGAGCGTAGCGACAGCTCTTTTGGAATTAATCACTCTGAATATGGAGAAGATGACGCTGATTTAAGTACCACTGAGAGATGGATTTTAAATCAAAAAAAATTCAATTTTGATGAAACTACATTAAGTTTTGTTTATAATACTGAAGAAGATTACAAACATTATCAGAACGTTTTTTATGATATTTGTCTTTGGTTAAGAAAAAACGGAATATTAAATAAATCTAATAAATTTTATGACTATGCCTATATTGGTCCAGCAGATATGAAGTTAGCTCAAACTTTAATTAAAGCAGGTTCTGAGCATAGAAAGTTTTTAAGACAAATTATGGTATCTGTAGATATTACTGCTCCTTTATATTTTTTTAAGGAACTTGATACTTACAAAGTAGGAACAGTAGCAAATTCTACTTCCACAATGCATAAAATAACATCTAAACCAATTACTTTAGATTGTTTTGAAATTGGCGATTATGATGAAAGTGTTTTTGCCGCAAATAATATTATTCCTCTTTTGGAAGATTTACGTCAAAAATTTTTAGAAACTAAAGATAATAGATATTGGAAAGAGCTGATTCGTTGGTTGCCAGAATCTTGGTTACAAACAAGAACGGTTACAATGAATTATGAAAATCTTTTAAATATGTGTTCTACTGGACAGCGAAGATTTCATAAGTTAACTGAATGGTCTAAAGATTTTATTGACTTTGCTCGTTCATTACCATATGCTCAAGATTTGATTTTTTTAGATGAAGTTGAGAAAACTATATTTGAAAAATTAAAAAAAATATGATATAATATTTATATAAAGTTAAGAAAAGAGTGTATTTTAAAAATGAGCAAAAAGTCAGAGTTTATCAAATTTGTAGAATATCATTTATTTAATAATTTAGAAACTGAAGATATTCCAAATGATGTATTATTATATTGGAATGCTTTTAAACAAGAAACAGAGGTTGAGAAACCATTATTTACAGATAATGGAAAGTTAATTTTAAAATACTTACAAGAGCATCAAAAAGAAGATTCTTGGAAAGCTAGAGATATTGCTGAGGGTCTTTTTATGACCTCAAAAAGAGTTTCTGGAGCAATGAGAAAATTAGTAACTGATGGTTATATTGAAAAATTAGGTCAAGACCCAGTTGTATATGGTTTAACAGAAACAGGAAAAAATATTGTAATTGAAGATTAATAAGGAGATTAAAAATTATGAAGAAGCCAATTAATACAGTGCATTTATCAGGATTATTATATGAACATGATTTAACATTAAAGACAACTGGTGAAAATTCTAAGAAGCCAGGAACTCCATTTATTAGTGGTACAATTAGTATTGCTACAGATGATGCTATTACAAATATTGTTCAAGTTCATTTTACTTATGTAACAGCAATAACAGGAAAATTGACTCCAAATGCAACATTTAATGCTTTAAATGCTATTCTTGAGGGAAAAGCTAAGTCTGTAATGGAGCATGGTAAAGAAAATGCTGCAAAAATTAAATGTGATACAGCGGTAGGTTTAAATGAATTCTATACAGATAGAAATGGTAAAGAAGAATTAGTTTCTACAAAGAGAAACGAGGGCGGTTTTGTTCATATTGTAAATGAAATTGAAACTGATGAAAAAGTTAGAAATAGATTTGATACAGATATTGTTATTACTGGAGTAGTAAGAAAAGAAGCTGATGAAGAAAAGAATATTCCAGAAAAAGTTGTAGTTAGAGGAGCAATTTTTGACTTTAAGAAGAGTTTATTACCAGTAGAATTTGAAGCAACAAATCCAAGAGCTATGGATTATTTTGAGGGATTAGAAGCTTCCGCAAAAGAACCAGTATTTACAAAGGTTTGGGGTAGACAAGTTTCTACAACAGTTATCGTTTCTGTATCTGAAGAAAATGCTTGGGGTGAAATTGATATTAAGCAGGTTCCAAGAACTTATAAGGGATTTGTAATTACAGGAGCAAATCCAGTTCCATATGATTGGGATGATGAATCTACTATTACTGCTGAGGAAGTTAAGGCAGCTATTCAGCAGAGAGAACTTGATTTGGCGGCAATGAAGAAGCGTCAAGATGAGTATAAGGCTTCAAAGGCAATGGCTAGCGCAGTAGTTGTGCCATCCGCTCCAAAAGCAGGAAATTTTGTATTTTAATTAAGAAAGGGGTACTAAAAAATGGCAATTAATTTATTAGCTTTATAGCCACATAAAGTATCTAGAGATTTGTCTGGATATATTACTTATATCTATGGAGCTCCTAAGAGTGGTAAGACAACTCTTGCCACTCAAATGGAGGGAAGTTTATTATTAGCTTTTGAGCCTGGTTATCATGCTCTTCCAGGTGTTATCGCTCAGGATGTTACTTCTTGGGGTGAAATGAAGTAGGTTTTTCGTGAATTAAAAAAACCAGAAGTATAGAATGCTTTTAAAGCAGTTATTATTGATACTATTGATATTGCTGCTGACAAATGTAAAAAATATATTTGTCAATAGAATGATATTGAAGACCTTGGCGACTTAGGATATGGAAAAGGTTGGACAAAGTTTAAAGATGAATTTAATGAAGTTTTTAGAGGTTTAACTCAGCTTGGTTACGCAGTATTCTTTATTGGACACCATAAAGAAGTAACTATCACAGATCCAAATACAGGTGCTGAAAGAATGGTAATTCGACCAGCTTTATCTAATTCAACTAGAGAAGTTATTGCCGGTATGGCAGATATTTATGGATACTCTTATCAAAAGAGAAAAGATGAAATGTCTGTTTTAGCTTTAAGAAATACTGATGGTAGTATCGAATGTGGAACTCGTTTCAAATATATGCCTAATGAAATTACAATGAATTATAATAATTTAGTAAAGGCTTTATGTGAT